CGCCGGCAAACCATTCCGTAGGGAAGATATTGCCCAGCGCGGCATTGGCCTTGCCGGCGACCTTGTTGAACGCCGCGCCAAAGCGGCCAATCTGCTCAGTCAGCGCGGAAAAGTATTGCTCGAACTGCGCTAGGGATCGTTGAGTCTGGTTATAGAAACTCGCGACTTTGCCGATCTTGGCCTGCGCCGAGTTGATCGCACTTTGCAGACGGCGGGTTTTGTCACTGAGGTCTTCGCTGATAAAAGGCAAGCCTTCCAGCGCATCCGCCGCCCCGCTGATTTCGTTGAGCGCGCCATTCATGGGCCCGGTCATCGACTCCAGGTCAGTGCGGCCGGCCTCGCCGGCGTCGACCATGTACTTCAGCCCGCCCTGCAAGTGTTGCAGGTAGGTTTTTTCATCCGACATAACATTTCCTCAACCCACATGGGGCGCATCAAACAACTGGCGGGCGCGCGCCTCCCGGGCGAAGTCCTCAAACTGGCGCTGCAGGTGCGGCATCAACGCTTGGGCCAACTGCGCCGGGTCTTTCACATCGCCCTGCACGGTAATGACCGGGGCCGGGGCGAAAGTAAATTGTTGATCGACCTTCGGCCATTCGGCTGCCTTTGCCGCAGGGGTCGCCATCAATGCCGCCGCCGTCACCGGCGCGGCGGGAGCGTTTTCCATCGAGCGCACGACCGCGCCCACTTCCTGGCCGGCAGCCATGGGCAAGATGCCGATCGGCGCTTTGGCCGGCGTGTCCGGCCCGCCAAACAACGCCTTACCCATGGTCGCGCCCAGCTCACCGCCGCCCCACGCGCCGACGATGCCACCGATCACTCCGCCAATCGCGGTGCCGAGCAGCGGAATGACCGAACCAATGGCCGCACCGGCTGCTGCACCCGCCAAACCACCGGCCAGCCCACCCGCTGCCTCACCGTAGCCCGCGGCCTTTTCATCAAGGGTGGTCGCATTCTGGTACGTGTCCAATGCCTGAACGCCGGCACCGACCACCGCCAGCGCCCCGCCCACTTTCATGCCACGGGACATTCGACTTGCAGGGCTTTTGCCCTTTCCGCCCTTCCCTTCTTTGCCGTGATCCAGCCCGTCGTCTTCGTCGTCATTCGCGTTGGTCACGAACACCCGCTGCACGATGTTGGACCGGTCGCCAGCCGAACCTCGCGCGATGTTGGCTAGGCCCCGGCCAATCTTCAGCGTGGCCCAGGCTTTGCCGAGCACCAATGCCCCGGCACTCACTGCCGCCAGGCCCAGCACCACTTGGGGCGCTTGCTCGGACAACGCGGTCAAGCCCCGCGCCGCGCCGGCGATACCGGTGGCCAGCGCATCCGTCGCCGGGCGCAGGGCGTCACCAATGGCCCGCAGCGAATCGTTGAACGCTTGACCGGTTTCGGCCCAGCGTTGCGACGAGCTCTCGCGACGTTCGTTCAGGTTTTTGTCGAGAATGTCCTTGCGCGGGCCGCTGGGGTCCGAGGCGCCCTTTTTCAGGTCCGCGTAGAATTTTTTGTTCTGGGTGTACGCCATCAGGGCGGTCTTGACCTGCATGTCGGCAAACAGATCGCCGGTCCGCAGGGTGGCGGCCAAGGCATCGGCCATCGCTTGCGCCTTGGCCGGGTCCGTCTCCTGGCTGATCTGGGTCAACCCCTGATCCAACTGCTTTGACTTTTTCGGGTCGGTCTTTTCCACATAACGGCGCGCCAGTTCGAAGCTGGCCTCGAAGGTCGACAAGCCCTTGCCAATGGCGGCGTTCATCGAGCCCTGATAATCAATCCCGGCATCGGCATACCCTTTGACCGTCTCCTCCGAACCGATTTTTGCGACCCAGTTTTTCAGGTTGTTCGCCGCTTCATCCGCACTGCCGGCGCTCTTAATCTGCACCTGCAGCATCGCCCCCAGTTGCGTGACCGCCTCCTGGCCGGTGATGCCGGTGCCGGCCATTTGCGCCAACAGCTCTGGAAACCACTTGGCCATGTCGGCCGCCTCGAAGCTGCCTTGCTGACCCAGCAGGGCGACCGAGGCCAAGGCCTGTTCCATTTTCTGCGGGTCGGTGATCTTGGTGTTGTTCTGCATCGCCAGAATCATCTTCGCCGTATCGGCACCCGAAGCGCCCTGCCCGACCGCAAACTTGGCGGCCACCGGAGCGTATTTCAGCGCTTCGGTCAGATCCATGCCGCCACCGACCAACTGGTTCACCAGCTCGGCCACTTGAGTGTTGGCCATACCGGTGTCCTTTGAGGTCTGGACAATGTCGCGGGCGGTGTTTACTTCCTGCTGCGTGTTCGCGGTACCGGACTTGATCGCGATGTCGCGAATGATCGCCTGAAAGTCCGCACTGATTTTGGTCGGCACGGCCGCCAGGGTGGTACCGGCCACCGCCGTACCGAATCCACTGCGCAGGCTCTCCTGCCCGTCCTGCACCTGGCCCATACCTTTGGCCTTGAACTCGGCACTGCGCACCACCTTGCCCAGCGCCAGGTACTCCTGACGCAGGCGCCCGACTTCAACACCCTGCTTGCGCAGGCTGCTGGTGTTGGCTTCCAGCTTTTTGAGCAAGGCGCCGGCATTGGCCGCGCCGCTGTCGTGGGCTTTTTTCCATTCCTCGCGCAGGCGCATGGTCTCGCCGATGACTTTCTGCAAGCCCTTGGCGCGCGTGGTTTGCGCCTCGAGCTTTTTCATTTCACCGCTGACGTTCTTGAAGGCGGCGCCGAGGGATGAATCGACAGCACCGCCAATCACCAGCCCGAGCGAGAGTTTGTTCGACATGGTTTTCACCTACGTGCGACGGGATGGGCTCAGTCCGTGAGCCACCAGACCATCTCGGAAAACGACAGCCCCTGAATCTCGGCCGCCGAAAAATTCAGCTCGACGGCCAAGCGTTTGGCCAGGGCTTTTTGCAGTTTTGGGTTAAACCCCGTCGTCTGCTCCCAGACGAAAATAGGCGGTCTGCAGACGACGGTAATCACGCATTAGCAGCCCCTCCAGATCGCCCCGGCCGATGCTCGCCAGGCTGCAGAACAGAACCATTTCCTGTTCTTCTTCATTGGTACCGCCCTGTAATGTGGCGGCGCGCATTTCGCGTACCGTTGGCTCGCGCAGGGTCAGCTTGTCGACCTTGATACCGTTGGCCTCGCTCGGTCGAGACAGGACTACGGTGGCAATGCCATCAACCAGTTGCAGCCACTTGGGCAGGACGTTGTCTTTTGCATTAATCATGGTGTGGCTCCTTACATGCCCAGGGCAGACCGCACGGCGGCCAGTTGGTCGACGCCGTCAATGACACGAATCGAGTTAAGGGGATCGATTTCAAACATTACGCTGCCGTCGATTTCCAGCTTGTAATAGGTCACCGCGACGGCGTACTTGAACTCACCTTTTTCGCCCGCTTTCCAGTCCCCGGGATCGACTTCCTTGAGGCCCCCTCGCAGGGTGGCAACCACCGCCTTGACCGAACCTTTCTCGCCCTTGAAGGCCCCCCGAAACGACGCGTTGAACCCGGTCATATCGGCCTGACCGAAGAACTTCAGCACCTCGCGACGCACGCCGTTGGTGATGAAGCTGGCCTCGAGCTTTTCCATCCCCACGTCGAGCTCGACCGCCGCGTCCATGCCGCCCGCACGGTACTCGTCGGTTTTGAGGGTCAGCTTGGGCAGGGTCAGGCTCGGCACGTCGCCTTGCAGGCTGATACCGTCGACAAACAGGTTGGTGTTGTAGAGCACTTCCGGAATCATACAGGGGCCTCCTTAGGCGGCGGTGTCCAGCACTTCAGTGATCCACTGATCGGTCACCTCCACGCGGAAGTTCGGGTTTTCGGCCGGCGGCACATCGGTGAAACGGATGTTCCAGTACACCTTGCCGTCGCTCAGTTCGCTGGAAGTGTTCAGCTCTTCGTCGGCATACACCTCGAAGTTGATGATCGCGCCCTGATTCTTCAGGTCGCGCATGAACGCCTGCAGGCCTTCGGTCACATCCTTGACGTAGGTCGCGGTGATCGAGCGGTCGACGGCCCATTTGTGCGCGTAGAGGATGGCGTCCATGACGATATCCAGCGTGCGCACGCGAGTGACGAACTTCCACTTAGGGTCACTGGACAGCGTGCGGTTGCCCCACAGGCGGTACCCGTCATCGCGAATGATCGTGGTGATGTTGGCGTTGTTCAGCACGTTGGCCCGGCAGGACGGATCGCCGTCGAGAAACTCGATCGGGCGCGTGGTGCCGGTGATGCCGACAAATTCCTTGTTTGACGGCGAGGCCCAAAAACCATAAGTGGCATCGGTCCAGGCAAACAGGCCAGCGGTCCAGGCCGAAGCAGGAGCGTTGACCGTGGTACTGGTTCCGGTGTCCCAGAACTGCACGCCCGGGTCGACCATGTAGGCGTGTTTGCTGCCGAAGTTGGCGGCATAGGCCATCGCCGCCTCGTCGGTGGTGTTCGGCCCGTCGATGATGGCCATGGCGCGCATCTTGTCGCCCAACGCCACCAGCTCGGTGGCCACCGCCAGTGTCGACGAGTACCCCGGCGTCACCAACAATCGCGGCTGGGCGTTGAACTTGCTTTTGCCGTTGAGCAACGCCTGCATGCCGGTACGGGTGCCGTCGGCCCAAACGCCGCCGATGATCGCGGACAGTTGCTCGGCCGCGTCGTCCAGCAACGGCACACCGACGGCGACAATCACCGCCTTGGCCCGCTTGAAAATAGCCTTACAGTCCTTGGTGATCGCGGCGTCCGGCCCCCACGCCGCGACTGCCTCGCTTTCGCGGGTGATCAGCAGCAATTCATTGGCAGCGGCAGTGGCCGGCGGGCCCACGGTGAAGGTGTTGCACAGGCCGATGATCGACGCGGACGGGGTGGCGATGTGGCGTGCCCCGGTGTCCACCAGGGTCACGGTGACGCCGTGAAAGAAACTCATTGAGTGATACTACAAAACGAAAAAGCCCCGCTTAAGCGAGGCTATGAGGGACGTGACGCGTAATCGAAAAGGAAACGCCCCGGCAATGCGGGGCGTCAGGGGGTCTGCTGATCCGGTTTATCCGGCCATGTAATCGTTAAGCGGTCGGCCTCACTGGACGCAGGGTGGAATCCGGAAAGTCTGGCGACTGGGGCCAGTTGCGAAGGTCCACGCGGTACTGCCGCCACTGCGCAGGCGTACTCACAAAAGCAGGATCACCGTCCTCAGCTTTCAGCAGTTCCACGTCCGCAACTGTCAGCTCTTGATCACGCCACGAACGCTCAGCATGTTCAGCATGGACAGCGATTGCGGGGCTTACTGGCAGGGCACCAACATCGACGCTGTATTCCTCAATATAATTGAATACCGCTACAGTGGCCGGAGCGTCATCACCTGGAACTGCCGTAAATGGAATCCAACCGTACACTTCGTGAAGAACTTCACAGTCAATAGCCCCATCCTTAAACTGCTTCAGGTTTTTGACTTCATAAACCCACGGTGCAGGTGGCTCAGGTGGCGGTGGTATATCCGGTGGAACAAATTCAGGAATAACGTGTGGTTCAATAACTTCGCCAAGCATTAAGCGACCCTTTTACAAATAGTTGTTGAAAAGACATTTCCCGCAGAACTATTTGAAACGCCCCCGCATACCATCCAAGTACCGCCGGGAGCCCCGTAGTTCTCGCCACCCGCGTTTGACCAACCCAGATACCCCCCTTCCACTAATGTTCCCGGTGGTATTGCGCCCGAGTTTATATTCTTAACAACAATAAACATCCCATAGGTGCCCACGCCGCCGATCGGTTGCGCGGCTATTTGGGACATCAAATTCCAGTAAGCGATATAGTTGGCGGCGATCCAGCTACTTAAATAGCCGCCCCAAATTGGCCCGTAACTGTTGCCATCAGTGCCAAACATGGCAACACCGGAGCCGGAATAACAACCGCCACCGGCGTAAAGTCCTGCGTTGGCTGTAATGTTGCCGTAGGACAACACGCCCGCCGCGTAAGCCGTACCTCCGATAGATATGTCAGTGCCAACGTTTGCCGTGTTCAACAGGTTGGCGTGACCAGTAACCTGTATGCCATTGACGAAAGCCGGGGCACTCAGTGCTGCGTACAAGGCAGGGTCAAAATTTGATGTATCCCAGACGATTTCCCATTCGTCCCAAACACCGGCAATCAAGGCCCGGCGGTATAAGGTCTGGTCGTTAAACCCATATAGCTCCTGAAACGCGTATTGCGCCGGTGTAATAACCGAGACGCGAACCCAACCCTCATAGAGTTCACCATCTGGCGCTCCCGTAGCACCACCGACGTAATAGAGGGCGGACACCGTGTTCAGGTCGCCGATATCTACAGCACCCGCCATATAGGCGGGCCCGCCCAAGCCGAACGCTCCGACCTTCATCAGCGCATCAGCGGTTACATCGTGTAAGTTGGTTTGAGCATCGAGGTATGCGGCGGTTCCTAACCCCAGGTCATCGCCTGTCAGCTGATCACCGCCTGTCACCAAACCTTGGGCATTCACGCTGACGGTGGAATAGGTGCCCGCTGCAACGCCGCTGTCGGCCAAAGTGATCGCTATGTCAGCGTTGGCGGTACCATCGAACGACACGCTGCCGCTAGCCGCCCCGGATACGCTCAGCGTGCGCGCTGTTTCCAATTGGGTGGCCGCCACCGCGGTTCCGTCGACGGGCAAAGCATCGGTGATGCCGTAGCCATCCAGAGTGGTCGGGTTGGTACCGGCGACCACCCGCCCAAGGGCATCGACGGTGACACTGCGAAAGGTGCCTACGCCTGCCCCACTGCCACCCGCGATCATGTCGAACTGCAAACTGGTGGTACCGAGGTTGATCGGCGCGTCGGTGACCAACTGCCAGAGGCTGTCGCCGTTGGTCGTGCCCTGCTCGACGTGGATAAACAGCCCCGGGGTCACTTCCAGGCTGTTGTCGGCATCGGCGGCCCGCGTCCAGCCTTCGGCGCTGACGACATACAGGCCGTTGTCCTGGGCTTCTGCCTGTGCGGCCACCAGCACGCGGTCACCGACGACCACGGCCACGTCATCGATGGTCTGCACATTGCTCAGGGTGATGGCGGCCGTGGCCGCCACCCGCGCGGACTGTTTGTGATCCAGTTTGGCCAGTTCCTCCTGGATCTTGAGGTCGACGTATTCACGCGTGGCCAGCACCACCGCCGGGTCGATCTTCAGCACGATGTTCGCCGAGCTGCTGACGATGAAGTTCATCCGCACCACTTGGGTCTTGCCCGTGCCTTGGGCCAACAACGGTTTATAGCTCGGCGCGCAGTTGGCCACCGCCACCAAATCACCGTCGACATCGTACAGGCCGATCTCGCGAATCCACTCACCGCCGACTTCCGGCGGAATGATCTGCTCGGTGATCACGGTGTTGGGGTTGGCCGGATCGACGCGGATCTGGTTGAGCGGTGCGCGACGCCACTCGTTGATCAACTGGGTTTGCAGACGGTCAGGGATCGGGTCGGTGCCGTTGGCATCGCCCAGGCCCATCTCGGTGAACATCCAGTCCAGGCCCATGGCGAT